CGTGAAGCGTCTTACGGGTCGCCTTGAGTTGGGCCATGATCTTGCGCATACGAATCGCAGGTGCCGAATCCGCGGTAGGTGCTCGCGCGAGGGCCTTGCGAAGCTCATACTCCGCCTTCATGGTGGCATAGGCGGCCTCCTCCTCCGCCTTCTCCTTCTTTCCGAGTGCAGTTGGTCCAGAACGAGTACGACGAGGCATTTTATATATTGAACGCACGTTTTTTTAGACGCGACTGCTGTTTAAAAAGACTGCGCATCCACTCAATAATGGAGCTTGCATTTCCGCCTCCCCACTACGTGCTCTTTGAACCGCTGGACGACTACAACACCCTGCTTGAATGGTGTAATTACAAAATCGCACATCCGGACTGCGAGTATGAAATGATAGATGCAGCGCACGTATCGGCTGTCGACACGTTCACTCCCATGTTTGAAGAATGGATGACCCGTAAATCCTCTCATCGCACCCGCGTTCTTCTCGTTCTTCACTCCGAGTTCCTGACATTTTCGTGCCAGCAAGTTTTGCGGCGATACTTGGAACAACGGTCGTTCAAGTGCAGAGTTTGGTTTCATGTAGAAGACCCGACGCAACTTCAACCCGCGATTTTGAGCCGATGTATAACAAAACGAATTCAAACGCATATTCACAGACCCAGTATAAGAACTCTATGAAGGTAAGCGTATATACCGACGGCGCATGCTCAAAGAACGGCTTCAAGGGCGCCAGAGCGTCCTACGCGTACTATTTTCCGGAGAATCCGAGTCTTTCGCACGCCGACAAGGTTCCTGAGGATCAACCGCAGACGAACAACCGTGGAGAACTCATGGCGATCCTCTGTTGCGTGGACAAGGCTATCGCGTCGTTCACTGCCTCAGATGTGGACCTACATATATTCACGGACTCAGACTACTCCAAGAATTGCCTGACAAAGTGGATACCCGGCTGGATCAAGAAGAATTGGATGACGGCTGCAGGAACACCAGTCATCAACCGGGATTTGATTGAGAAAATTTCGGGAAAGCTCATGATGTTCCAGTCCTACTGCATAACGTGGGTAAAGGCACACACTGGTGGCGACGACGAGCATTCAAAGTATAACCATATCGTTGACCAGATGGCAGTAGAGGCGCTGGAAGGACCAAAGCCGAAACCTTCGCCGATTCCCGTCAAGGAGATTGAAGGTTGTCCTCTTCAAATGATGGGCCCGCCGGTTTCTGACACAGATCTCGTGAAATGGTGCTTGGCCAATACCGATAAGCTGGATCAAGATGCGCTGAATTCTGCGATTCTGTCTGCTCTTTCAAAAACTTTCGTTAAAAACGGAACTGAAATGGTGAAGCAGAAACTCCACAGATCCACGCAATACCGCCTAATTGCGTCTTCACATATCTTGACAAGTAACAATAAAGAAGAATGAGCATCGCAGCGTTTCATTTCTGGTCGCCTACGTGTGAGCCGTGTAAGGTCATCAAGCCGGCTATTGAGGATTTGAAGGATGAGTTTCCGGACGTTGAGTGGACTACCATCAATACGCACGACGACCCAAACAACCTTGCGCAGTTATACGGCGTCAAGGTTGTTCCCACAATTGTAATCGTCGCGTCCAATGGACACGGTAAGGTTATATTCAACGAAAAGCAGTCTGGAACGTCAATGGCAAATTATTACAGGATTCTGCGATCCGCTAGAAAGTCACTTCTCACTTGTTAACGAGAGGCAGACGATCAGGCATCGTGTTCCAAACGATCGCCCATGCGAGTTCGCCAATCCCTGCGCCCATTATAATTGACACGGCTTCATTCATGTAAGGAGTCGTAAACATTCCACCAGTTCCCATAGAAACTAACGCGGTCACCACCATTCCGACGAGTCCTCCGACCGTCGCAATCACGCGTTTTTCAGTGCTGAGCTGCGGCTGTGTCCATGCGTCCTGCATCAAATACGTCAGTGCAGCGGCTGTTCCGACGGTAAGTGCAGGCAGAAACGTAGGAACGCCCCCGTAAAAAACAATCTGAAATACGATACCAACCGCCATTGCAACGCCGGATATCACAGTCATTAACGTGTATCGGAACTCTTGGAGGAAGATGTCAGCGCCAACACCTCCAAGCAAAATGACGTAAGGCGTCCAAGAGCCTGTCGTTTTTAGTGTCGATCCAAGGAATCCCATCATTCCAGGACCTGTGGGAATGAAAGGCCCAACAATCGGAACTGAACGAGACCCCGTGATTGCAAAAATAGACCCGGCGATTATGAGAAAAAGGATCCCAAGAATAACTGTTGTCGCCGAGAACTGGTCCATCTTTACTTTACTGAATACAAAATAGAAACGGAATACAAATGGCAGATGCGTCAAAACCAACAAAAACCGAGACGCCAGTACCAGAGTTCACAATCATGAGTCTCGTTAATTTAGTCATACTGGTATGCTTGGTCTTGGCTGCAGGCTACTACGGATTTAAAATAGGTGGAGAAGTCCACGTTGGTTATTGGGATACTATTAGGAGATGGGGTGCCGGGTTTGGAGCAATGTTTGGTAGCGCAAAAGCCCGCTATGCTGATTACAAGGAGAGGAAACGAATGCAATCCGTTTAGGTGCGTTCTCGGTAAGTCCACTCCTCTGCGTTTCGGGTGTTTGTATTCCATACGCTGTCGTCTTCCAGTTTCCGCTTCTCTTCTGCCTCTAGGAACTTTTGCCTCTTCTCGTCCTTCTCTTCCAGAGTGAGTTCACGCTTGGCCTTCCTTTCCACCGTTTGCCATCCGTCTGGATCCGTCCGCGAAATAGCGATCTGCTGGGGTTCTACCCATTCTTCTGACTCGTACTTGTCCGTGCGATGATGAACTACGCTCCGCATCATAGCTTCGTCTCGCTCCCTGTTTCGTGCCTCAAGCTCCTTCTGAAACTCTTTCTGCTCGTTCTCGTGTTCGTCCTTCTCGTTCCATTCTGTTGCCAGTGCCGAAAACGGCTTTGACAACTGAGCGTTGGAGGAGATGTGCTGGCGAGCAGACAATTGAGGGAAATTGTCGGGAGTTACGACTAGAGGCTTGTCGGTCTTGCCGCGACGGGAAGGAGGAATATACTTTTCAGACATTCTGTTGATTTACATATGATTGAAGTCTGAAAATCCGTTTTTGTCGTAAAAACGGAATTAAACTCGCTGGAGCAGATAGAATTAAAAATGACGTTCGGAGTGGTGATTGCTATGAACGGAAACGTCGGAGAGATTCAAATTCCGACGAAGACTTCTGGTGTTCTAGAATGGATTCGAAAGAAGTACAAGTGTCCAAACATTCAGTTCCACGGAAAACTGCAGCATCCCTTGAACGAATCCAAATGGTTGAGCGTGTTTGCCTCTGTATCTGAAGACGAGGAGAACCAGCACATGCTTCCGGCTCCGTTTGATGATGAAACGTATACGAGTCCAATCGTCATTCTTTCGGCAGAGACGGAGGATCAAGATGGGTATGAGCCCCTGATGTCTTCTTACGTTGACATACGCGGAGACGAATACGAAACTCTCTACCAAGAGTGGACATTCGCAGTTGACGACGAAGAGGAAGTCGGCGAGGTGGAAGTGAATGACGACGACGTGTCGGAAGAGGACACGGTTTTGGAGGAAGAGGAAGTTGCAAAACCAGTTGCGGCGGTAAGAGCTCCGAAGCTGGCAACGGTAAGAACCAAAGACGTATTCGTTGCGTGTGCGATTCGCGAAAAGGTCGTTTCTAACTTTGCAGAGCTGTTTGGATCCGAAGAACCTGCACGGGAGTTTGAGACATTCATGCTTCACAATCTCGTGGATAAGGCAACAAAGGACGGTGTGGACGTAGACTGGTCCAACCGCACATTCTGGAACATGTATCGCAGCCGGGCAATTTCGCTTTACGAGAACTTGCGGGGAGAGGAGAGCTACGTGAAGAACAACCAAAACCTTCTGGAAAAATACCGGTCTGGCGATATTGATTTGAAGGCGCTCGCAGAGATGACGCCTATGGACATGTGTCCTTCCAGATGGAAGGAATCGGTGGAGCGGATCATCGAGATGGAAAAGAGACTGTATGCGAAGAACGAGAGTGCGTCAATCTTCATGTGGTGCTCTGGCTGCAAGAAGAAGACGAAGTGCGACTACTATCAGCTTCAGACACGATCAGCGGACGAGCCAATGACGACATTCGTAAACTGTCTTGAGTGCGATCGTCGTTGGAAGTTTTAGATGTCTGCTTGAATGCCTCTGTAATAGGTGGAGACTGTCCTTCTACATGAACATGAATGGGGTCAAGACCGTTTGTAATGTCTGGCTTACTAAGGTTGGGAGTCGTTTCTCCGAACTGCTTTTTGAATAAAAAGACGACTTGTTCTGGGACTTGAGGACTCGTTTCCTGTAATCTGTCCAGCTGGTCCCGAACAACTTTCAGCATATCCTGCGCCTCCATTCTCTCCTTTCTCGGAAGCGAGAGTTCGATCATAATGAACCTGTGGACTTTTGAGTAAGAGGATGAAGTCATGCGATGAGACTCTGTGCGCTTCGCCCACCCGAAGTGAGACGCAAGTGTGTTAAGAACACTCACCGTCAAGCTCAAAACACCTATGCCGACACTAGACGCAGTGGGATCGTTAAATAAAGTTTGAGATCCAATAGATGCAGTTCCCGCAATAGTGGATAAGACGATGGTTGGTATTGCAATGTAGTTATTAAGGTTTGCGTAGCGTTTCTGTGATTGAGTGTGGAGCCACGAATAACATAAGGCTCTTTCGCCTTCCTCCGACAGAATACGCTCAATCTGTCCGTTCCACCGGATTTTTCCTTTCTGTTCCTCCATCCGTTTATTTTAACGCAGAAACATAATGGCGGATATCTGGTCAGATACCTTTGATAAACTTGATCTATCTCCTAAAAAAAGACAAAGGGTAGCAGATAATCTTGCACTATTCCGACAAAAGTTGGAAGAACGGTTCGGGAAACAGAAACAGGATGGAGGAAGCGATACGCTTTTGAACGTGCAAGGCAATAAATTAATTGATTACGTTAGTACGAATGAAGGTGCTGCTGCCTTTTTGGCGACACTTCCAAAATTCGTGTTCATATTGAAGACTATCGAAACTTCGCCAGGGGCTGGGATATTGGTAGGAGTCGTTATGGATGCTATGCTTGCTGGGTTTAGTACTGCTGGAGAATTCTTCCAAAACTTGGTAAATCTTGTTCCTGGATTCGGTCCTGCGATCGTCGCAGTATTTGGAATCTTTTTTTGGCCTCCGCTTGCGATGATATCATTCAGTCGGGCAGATTTCTCAGAAGCTTCGGAAATGTACCTGAAAGCAATCCCATTCGGGATCGGAAAGACCCTATCAACTGCATTTGCGAAAACCGATAAGTTCGCGACAAAGTTCGGAGACAAATTCGGGATAATAAAAGAAGAAAGTCAGCAAGCGTTGAGTAAATTGAAGGACACGCTGAATAACGCAAAACAACAAATTGAAGAAAAGAACCCGAATTTGATAAAAGGTCTTCGCGACAAAGCAGATGTTATTAGCACAAAGGCACTCAATACGCTAGAGTCAAAAACCGAAGAAGCAAGGGACCGCTTTGATGCTTCAGATCTCGGAACTGCTTACAATGCTGACCGAGAACTTGCGCGCAATGCGATTCCTGAACCTCCAAAGCCACCATATGTTCCAGGGAGTAGTTGGAGAAATACATTTAAAAAGACGGCTGGTCGCAAGAGACTTTCAACAAAGAAACGCAATAAGAAGAATAAGACATGGAGGAAAACAAGACGACACAGGTCCGTGAGGCGTTGAAGAGCTGGATTGCGCTTGACGACACTGAGCGCCAGATCCGCAATCAGATGAAGGAAATCCGAGAAAAAAAGGCGACACTCTCGGCAACTATTCTGGAGTTCATGCGCGACAACAAGGTGGATAACTTTGCGCTTGAAGGAAACGGCGTAGGCAATATTTCTCGCAGCGTTCGCACGTCCCGCCCTCCTCTCCGTCGTGGCGAGTTGCGCACCAAACTCCTCATGACGTTTGCCGATGAACCCCAGAAGGTAGCAGAGTTCCTGAGGTCCATTGAGGGCATTCACGAGGGCGAGGAGAACATGTCGGCAGGCGGAACGCAAAAAGAACTACTTATGCGCCGCATTCCGCGAACCAAGACGACTCTCAGTATGTCCACTTAGGTCTGGAAATAGAGAATAGATTCCTTTGCCGCCAACTGCTCAGCCTGCTTTTTCGTAGAGGCAACTCCTTTTCCGATGACTTTTGAATCGTGAACGACTTCCATGGTGTATAGTCCGTTGACGCACGACGCCATTTTGTAGGTCGGCGTGATGTGGAACAAGGACTGGTAAAGCTTCTGGAACTGTTCCTTGAAGTTCCGATTGTTCATGAGTATTTTGGGGATGTCGATGTACATCTCCACCAGCGAAACAATGAACGCATACACGGTTTTGAACTCGTAACCTGTATCCGTCCAAAGCGCTCCTATAAACGCCTCCAGAATATCCCCGAGTTTCTTCGTGTTCGTGCGTCCTGCACAAATATCCTCGTTGTGTCTGGAAATCACGTAGAACTTTGCGAGTCCAATAATCTCGCTCAACTTGCCGAGCGTCTCGTTACACACGATCTCTTTTTTTAAGTCAGTTAAGAACCCTTCGTTCTCATGAGGGAATCTCTGCATCAAGTAGGTGGACACGCACGCTCCGAGAATAGAGTCCCCTAAATGCTCCAGACGCTCGTAAGACTCGTCAAACAGTTCCAAGCAGTCCTCGGGTTTTGAAGCGAGTTGAGATATATCTCCGCCGGGAGTCGTGTAATCTTTACGCTTGACGTAGGACGAATGAATCATCGCAGTTTGAAACGTCTGTTCGTGAATGGGCTTGAACTCGCACTTGTGCTTGGACAGAATCGCTTGGATATCCGTTCGGACAAACAAGCGATTGTTTGGATTGTAAGGGTTGTAAACGGTCGCCATTTTAGTTCTTTCTGCGGTATGTCCTGCGATTCCGTTTTCCACGTTGCTTCTTCGTTTTCCGTCCTTCTCCATACCACGCTGGACGAGTATAATTAGTCTGGGGAGCAGATGTAAAATTTCTAAATTCTGCAATAATAGATTGTCTATTTGCTAAGAAATCTGAGAGGGAGATTTTATACTTGTCAAGCATCACCCCGTCTATAACAGAAATCTTAGTCACCAATATTCTGTTCGTTTCAGTCGCGATGGCTGAAATAACTGCCGCATCTACTTTCCCAAGACTACTGAATGTTACTATTATATTGTTGAACGCGTCTGCCATGATTTGTGAGTAAAGCACTACCGGCAATATCGTTTGAATATCGGACCATATTGCTCTCTGATCCGCACCATGAACGCGGTAAGTTAACGAATACAGCGCCTCTCGGACTTCCTTATACGTTTTCACATTTTCTTCCTTTAGAACTCTCTCTATGAACGCATTCTCTGAGGCAGATCCCGCGAGTTCTGCAAAAATCTCGGCACGTTGTAACGCTGTCAGCCCAGTCCCTTTACGACCTGATTGGTTGATCACCGTCGAAATGATGCCTGTAACAACTCTATGTATATCTTTTGCGTAAAACTTTAACACGGGTGTCAGACTTTCAGTTGTAATCTGATAGAGCGAGGCCGATCCAGTACTGGTTGGCATCGTCTTCCAAATATCTGCGGGAGGATAGCTCGGCTTTGCAATTTCTGGGTCCATTGCGACATATTCTCGTATCTTCATGACCGAGAATGCTAGAAACTGATCTTTTGTTAGTCCTAAACTATTAGCCTTATCTATGATCTGTTGGCAAACTACGCGTACCTTTTCTGACTGTTTGTCAACCCATGTCTTTTTGGTGTCTCCGGGGTTTTTTATACTAATCCAGCTCCATAATTTATTCCCACCTCCGTAACTTGTTGTGCCGAGTATTCTGTATAACAATTCTTTTATGAATCGGACTTCAATTCCGAATTTTCCGTCTGGTCCAATAATAATAAAGTGTGCGTTTGATTTGACTTGATTACATATCCTATGAGACCAGCGATATTCACGCGTAAGTTCTTCTTTATACAGGTCTCCACGATTCCTTCCCTCTTCATCTTCTTGGTCTTTGAGAGATTCGTAAACCCCGGCTGAATAGAGTCCAGTGAAACACAACGCCTGCATAACAGGAAAAACATGTTCGCATTCTGGGTTGAACTCAAACCCGTAACTTTCTCCGCCGTAAATTTCAGTTTCGCAAATCCAACATATACTCCTGGCATTCACTGATTTTATGGTATTATTACATTGAGTAACCGGAGTGCTAGGTTCAAAAAAGTCGCGAAGAGTTCCTTTTCTCTGCGTCTTCTTCGGAGCTTTTTCTTTGCTGACTCCATCTTCTTCATCATCAAGGCTCTTATTTACCGCCTTGTTGTACAAACGGCTGTAAGTTTCTTCGTCAAGAGCATTTTTCATGGACTCTGTAAGCTCTCCGAACACGATATCTTGGTTGCGTTTACTAAATTCAATATATTCTTTGTCATTAGAGGCGAAAAGATCACGAGGAAAGTCACGCATGTCAAGTGGAAGCAGAAGATCGTTGCTGGGCTTTATTACACCTCCAAGCCCGATGTCTAATATTACATTTGTCGTTGTTTCGGCGACTGCATTCGGTAAAGTTCTTGGGTCGTATACTCCTGCATTGGGAGGCGCAAATTCCTCTGGAGGTTCTCCTTCTAAGTCCATTGATAATATCCTTGATTTTATTGTGGAGGAATACGTGTGAAAGCAAACTCAGTAGAAACGAGCGTCTTTGTCTTGTTATCAACAATGTGTTTGAAGCACTCCTCTGCAGTAGGGCTGCGTGTCTTCTGGAAGTATTCGTTCAGACCTGATTGCAGATCCTTTTTGGAAAGCGTCCAAGCCTTGCTCCACTGATTCGGGCGCTGGATTTGAATCGTGGAATTGTCGGTTGTCATGCGGATCTCGCTGTATCCATCCATACCCGGATCTTGTAGAAGCCTCGCCATTTCAGACTCAACTTTCTTACGTTCCGCTCGAAGCGAATGAACGTCTTTGTTGAGGGTCTGGATCTGGTTGTCAATTTGGCAGTAAGACTCAAAGCGTGCCTTGAGATTTGCGAGCATTCTGTAGTTTACCTAGACTTGCTTTTTGAAACTTAATTCCGTTTTTATTACAAGGATGTCCGTAGACTCGGCGGAAATCGAGACTCTACGGCAGGCGTTCAATCGGGACCACCCTTCTGTAACGCCAATTTCAAGAGGAGAACCGAATTCAGTGTGGAGAGCTTTGCGTATGAGACTTCGTGACAAATGTAAGGGAGGCGACGGCGAATGCGTGGTTGCGTCGCTCCTTGAAAGACCAAAGGCTCCGAAAACATGGAGATCCAATCCTACGGAGTGGCTGTCCACCGACGACATTGAAAAGATGGAGAAGAGCTACAAGCGTCTGTTTTCCAACTACGAATACGTAGGGACATTCCCGATGGATTTCGGAGACAAGTCGGAGACCGGATCCTGTTTGGTCAGTGCTCTCTGTTCTATGGACATTCGCAAACTTGCCTCCAAAGGAAAGACACAGATCGGAATCGTGTTCAACACGGACGTCAGCACTGGACCTGGGGAACACTGGGTTGCAGTCTTCTGCGATCTGCGTTCAGACCTGGAGTATCCGCGCATGACATACTTTGACTCGTACGGACAGGAGCCGGAAAAGGAGATAAAGAAACTCATGACGAGGTGGAAGCAGGAGTGGGATGCAAGCGGTCGCCATTCAAAGCCGATGGAATTGACGTATAACAAAACGAGGCACCAGCGAAAGAACACAGAGTGCGGGATGTATTGCGTATATTTCCACTACTGCTGTCTTATGGAAATACCCATGGAGAAGCGCATACCCGACGACGTAATGGCGGCACTCAGAGGCCTCCTGTTTCGCGTATAAAATCTCCGATGAAGATATAAATGGCGAACTCTTGGTTGGCACATGTCAAGACAGTTATGGCGAAGATGAAGAAGGACAAGACCTACGTTGCAGGCAAGGGGCTGTCGCAGGTTATTAACAAGATCAAGAAGGACGGAAGCTACAAGAAGTCGTCAAGTACGCGTCGCGCGTCCAAGAAGGGTCGCCGCGGTGGTGCCGACGAAGAGGAGGACAAGAAGCCCGAAGAGAAGAAGGAAGAGGACTCGGAGTCTGAAGAGGAAGAGGAGCGTTCCCAGCCAGAAACTGTGGTTCCCGACGAGGAAAGTCAGGAAGCTCAACCTTCGTCAAGCCAACCAGAAGGGGAAGAAGGAGGTCGCCGTCGTCGTAAGTCAAAGAAGCCGAGTCGTCGCACTCGTCGTAAGTCGCGTCGGTAAAAAATTCAAGTTGTCTAACATATAAAGACAAATGGGTGGCGGCTTACTACAACTCGTTGCGCATGGAGCTCAGGATGCATACCTTTCTGGAAACCCCCAGATCACCTTCTGGAAGGGTCTTTTCAAGCGCCACACGAATTTTGCGATGGAGCCTTTTCGCCTGAATTTGACGGGCATGCCTGCGTGGGGACAGAAGCAGACGGTGACTATCAACCGCCACGCCGACTTGCTGTATTCCACCTATTTGGACGTTGTTCTGCCTGCGACTCAGGTTTTGAGTGTAGGCACCAAATCAATTGACTGGAACAACGAGCAGGGGCGTCTGGGATACATTCTTCTTGACTACGTTGAGCTCGAAATTGGAGGACAGGCGATTGATAAGCTATACAGCGAGTATCTCTACCTGTGGGACACCCTCACGTCCGACTACAACACGAGCTACAAGCTCTATCAGATGGTGGGTCTCGGCGGAGCATCGCGACGCAGGGACGCAGGCCCTATGGGTTTAACCACTTCGGGCGCAACTACAGGCGCAACTGGAGTCTACGGAATGCAGCTAGCCACCCAGTCATCTTGCGCCCCTTCTACTGGCCGTGCGAACACGAACACCCCGCTTTTCATTCCTCTGCCGTTCTCTTACACTCGCAACCCTGGCGCCGCTCTGCCTCTTATCGCCCTCCAGTATCACGAAGTCAAGATCAATATCCTGTGGAACAAGTGGCAGTTCGTCACTGCGAACTTCAACGGCGTTCAGCCTCCTCCTCCCACATCCGCAGCCGTGTATGTTGACTACATCTACCTTGACGTTGACGAGCGTCGTCGCATGGCCCAGGAGTCGCACGAGTATCTTATTGAGCAGGTCCAGTTCAACCAAGACAAGGGCATCGGTGCGTCAACCAACCGAATTGATTTGACATTCAATCACCCCGTGAAGGAACTCATCTGGGTCGTTCAGCCCGATCGCTTCACCAACTGCAAGATTGCGGACAAGGACGACAACACTTCTAGCACTCTAGGTGTGCCTCGGCCAGTTCTTGTACCGGATACTTTCCATCAGTTTGGCACTCAACAAGAAACTGCTGCTGTTCTTGGCGGAACGCCTGGAGGGATATCTCGTCTGACGCCGTTCACTTACTCGTATCTGAATCAGGCGGCGACAGGTAGTAGTGGGCTTGCTGCTTCACAGGGATTCACGCAGCCAATTCGGTCTATGCGCCTCCAGATCAATGGCCAGGACCGCCTAGACCGCCGTTCAGGAGATTACTTCAACAAGGTGCAGCCTTTCCAGCACCACAGCGGAACCATGAAGCCTCTAGGGTTTGACAACACGACCTATAAGGGTCTTTCTAAAGCGCCCCAGGCACATCAGGCGATCTACTCGTATTCGTTTGCCCTGAAGCCCGAGGAGAACCAGCCCAGCGGAACGTGCAACTTCTCCCGCATTGATACGGCGACCATCGTTATGGAAATGTCCGGCGACTACGTCGTTGACGAGTCCACTGACAATGTCTGGAACGTCCGCGTTTATGCGATCAACTACAACATCCTCCGCGTGATGAGCGGCATGGCTGGACTTGCCTACGCCAATTAAAAAAAGAATTTCAATATAAATGTCAGAATCTCAGCCGGTTTCTCCTCCTAAACCTACTCCCTCTGTTGCTGTATCTTGGGTGTTTAGCGTGGGCGGAATACTGACCATCCTTTTCTGGATAGTATTCGCCTTTGGCGCTGCAAAGCTATCTTACGACAAGTATAGGTCTTTAGGTTGGGCTATTTTGGATTTCATTTTCAGTCAGTTCTATTATCCCTACTACGCCCTTGTCCTGAATTCGCCGACACAAGCATTGGTATCTGCCGGTCGGCGTCGTTAGATTCATTACCACTCCATCACAATGTCGTCCACACGACACACGATATCTCCCTCTTCGGCGAGTTTCGTGTTCAGTGCCTTGACATCTTCCTCAAAGACCTCCTCCGCCATTCCCTCAGGAAGCTTCGTCTCGTCCACGAGAATGTCAACGAGTCCAGTCCCGCAAGGCGGTCTCTGTCCGAACATGATGTTTGCAGACACGCCCTTCATGCTATCAAACTCCCCGCTCATCGCTGCGTTAAACAGAACCTTGCTCGTCTCCTCAAACGATGAGCGCGCAAGGACTCCCGAATCGCTCTTGCTCATTCCAAACCGGTCTGCGCTCAGAATGTGACCGGGATACGTCATCGTGTCAATGAGCGTAATCATATGGTGGTAATTCACGTACTCTGCAGTGAATACTTCCATGAACTCCTCGTAAAGCGCCAACCGTGCCGTTTCAATCCCAAACACTTCCATGATTTCGTGAACGTCGTTCGAGAAAGACCTGAGCGGATCTACGTGCTGGAAGGTCGCCAGATCCAACAGGTTCGTTCCTTCCACGTCCAGAACATACTGCGGAGACAGAGGCACGAATCCGCCAACAGTCTCGTCATACATCATTTCAGACTTGACTTCGCGGGGGTATACTCTTCCGAGTCCCTCTACGCCCGTTAGAATCGTGTCAAGAAGCTTGTCCTCAATGAACCGGAGCGACAGAGCGTTCTTTGCGATATCTGTTCCAAACACAATGCGCAGAATGATCTTGTCGGGAGTGTTCGTGTCGCTGTGGATGCAGTCAAATACCCTCAAAGTCTTGTTGTCCTGAATCTTGGATGCGATTGTCGTCATGTTTGCAACATTGCGCGCAGCCATTTCCATCTTGTCAAGTTCAAGGCGCATAATCCACGGAGACATGCACGAGTTGCCCTGCGTGACCGAGAACTTCTCGTAGGACCGCAGAATTTCAATATCGTCTGCTATTGCCGTGTTTGTGGTTCCCGGATGCGGATCGTGGTAAATGCGCACGGAAATCGTGATGTCCCGCAGCGTCGTCTTCTGGATGTCCCGCTTTACAGACGACACAGAGTTCTGGGACTTTGCAACCTCCGGGGTCAAATACACGACATTCCCTGGATTCTTGGGGTTGCGAGAAACACTGAGGAGTTCAATGATGCGGGGAACTCCCTGAGTCGCATTCGCCTTGACGGTTCCTGCGCTGTGGAAAGTGTTCAAAGTAAGCTGCGTAGTGGGCTCGCCAATGGACTGGGCTGCTAGCGTTCCGACCATTTCGCCCGGATGGACGCACGCATTCAGGTACTTGTATCGGATGTCCCTCAAAAGCTCGTCAAACAAGTCCTTGGAAAGCCGAAGCTTGAGAATTGACTTCTTGGGCGCAAAGTAGTAGCGAAGCAGGGCGTGGAAGACTCGGTTGTGCTTCAACCAAGACTCGTTGCACAAAGAGTTCAGCTCGTTAGTAACGTGTTCTGGCGTCAAGTCGGTCTTGGTGACGTACGGATTCGTGTATTTCTGCTCTAGACGGCGCAGATTTACTGGAGCCATAATTTTGCGAGAACTCGTGTATCGGAACACGTTCTCCACTAGAAACTTCCGGTCTTCCAGAATCTTCTCCACCATATCAGAATCCGTCGCAACGAGTCCGTCCTTCATTACCTCTTGGAAATCGGCGGCGGAAGCAGCAAATTCCTTGTAAACTTGCGCCATCGTCATGACACCTAGCTCACACACTTGCGCCTCAATGCACACGCTGTCAATTCCGTCTCCGCCGTAGTGAAACTGGACGATTGCGCCGTTGGCGTTGCGCACGGTTCCGTCGTATTCAACGTGCAAATCCTCCATCGTCTTCACCAGCTTCCGCTGAATGTATCCTGAATCGGAAGTCTTCACGGCGGTATCAATAAGACCCTCGCGTCCTGCCATTGCGTGAAAGAAGAACTCGGCGGGACGCAGACCCGTGATGAAGCTGTTCTCCACGAACCCTCGCGACTCCGCCGAATAGTCGTAGCGAGTGAAGTGTGGCAGCGTTCGGTCCTGAAGCGTATACTGAATACGCCTTCCGGCAATGAACTGCTGTCCAAGCATAGCCATCATTTGTGCAATGTTCAGGTCAGAGCCTTTGGATCCAGAGACCACCATTTCACGCATACGGTTCTTCTTCGGGAGTCCGTTCATCACCTTATCCACGACCTTGGAAGCAGAGTTCTTCAGTGCGTTCGTGATCTGGTTCTCAAGCTCATCGCCGTCGGGTCGTCCAGAATCGTTTGCGAATATGCCAGAATGGACGCTGGACATGATGCGCGAAACCTCCTTGCGTCCGTCCTCCAGAGACTTGGCGATCGCCTCTGCGATTTCCTCGTTCCCTACAAGATCCGACGGACCCACTGAGAAGCCAGAATACAGGTTGTATTTCGTGACAATGTTCTGGACTTCGTTGATGAACTGTCCGCACCGATCAGGACCGAAATCGTTGTAGATTACGTGAAGAATGCCGTCCACCATGTCGCCCTGCGAACCTCCGAATGCGCTCTTCTTCAGCACGCCCTTTGTGAGCTGTCCGTCCTTCAACTGAATGCTTCCGTTGAAATCCATCAGGGGAAACGTGCTTGAAATCAACTCCTGTCCCGTCATCGTAGAACCCTTGCGGGAATAAGCACTGAGCGGGCGCTTTGTGCGACCTAGAATGTTCATTGCGATATGTTCTGGCACTCTCACGTCCTCCTGCGAGATACGGAAGGCGCCTGTTAATGTGTCTTGGAATATTTGAATGATGGGAGAGTTGGTGCGAGGCGAGATGATCTGACGAAGAACTGAGGCAAGATACTTTAGCTCCGTAGCAGCCACGATGGATTGCGGGACGTGCATGTTCATCTCGTCGCCGTCAAAGTCTGCATTGTAAGGGCGGGTCGCAGAAACGTTCAGGCGGAACGTGGAGTAAGGAAGAACCTTGATTCTGTGGCATTCCATGGACGCCTTGTGGAGCGACGGCTGGCGATTGAAGAGAACCACGTCTCCGTCAATGAGGTGGCGATGAACAATGTCCCCTGTCTTCAGGTCAAGCGAATCGTGGTTCACGAACTTGAGACTCACTGTCTTGTTCTCGGCCTTAATGAAGACCGATTTTGCGCCAGGATGTTTCGTGGGACCGTTGCGAACGTATGTCATGAGCCGGTCGCGATTGTAAGGCGAGACGGCTTCTGGAAACGTCAGGTTCGTCGCAATCTCTTCCGGAACGCCGAGTTCGTCTACGTCAATATTTGCGTCTGGAGTAATGACGGTTCGTGCTGCGAAATCCACGCGCTTTCCCATGAGGTTTCCTCGCACGCGTCCGGACTTTGCGCCCATGCGAGACTTCAAAGTCTTTAGCGGGCGACCAGAACGCTGAGAGGCGGGCGGAAGACCCTTGATGTCGTTGTCAACGTACGTCGCGACATCAAACTGGAGAACCTTGGTGTAATCGTCAATGATAGAAACCGGGTCGCCTTTGTCAATTTTCTCGCGAAGACGCTGGTTGTTGCGCACGATGTCTATGAGTTTATGCGTCAAGTCGTCCTCCATGCGCTGATTGTCGTCCATGACTACAGACGGACGCACGGTCAGCGGAGGAACGGCGAGAACCGTGCAGACCATCCACTCTGGACGACTGAACTTGGGATGGAAACCAATGGACTTTACAGTCTCGTCCGTCATGCGCTGGAAGCATCGCAGAACCATCTCGGGCTGAAGAGGAATTGGGTCAGCGTCCTCGCTCTTTAGAATCGCAGAGAGGGATGCGACCGTGTTTTCAACCTTTTCGACTTTCTTGATGACGGGGCTGTTGCAGTGGACACATCCCTCCATCTTCGTCTTCAAGGACGAGGTGAGCTCTCGGACGGCGTTGAACTTGTCCATACCGGTCAGCGTCTTGGCGATGGTGTTCAAATTCTCTTCCTTGACATACGTGTTTGAACAGTTGAGACAAATGACGCCAAGAATGTTGCGGATAGTCTCTATGAACTGGTAGAGATACACCGGTCGGGCGAGCCGAATGTGTCCGAAATGTCCCGGGCAAAGCAGGTTAGTCTGCTTACATGTAGAACATACCTTTCCGTTCTCAATGACGCCAAACCTGCTGTCGAAAACGCCTCCAGAAACCGGAGCTCCCGATTGGAAAGTCTTGTCGGTGGTTACCTCGACCACGCTGCGAGAAACGATCTCATCAGGGTTGGCGATGCCGAACTGAACACCGATAATAGTGTCGCCCATTCTTTATATTACTATCTGATGCGTGTATATTATTCCGTTTTCACTTTGAGATAGCGATAGTTTTCTCCCAAAACTCATCGTCGTTCAAAATATCCTTGACGATGTCTTCATCGTAATCTTCTGTCAAATCCATAACCCATTGGTCAAATTCTGGACCTAGACGCTGCTTGAATTTGTTTCGGCGTTCCTTGGGAAGATTCCGCATGAACTGGAATAGGTCTAGTCGGACTCTGTTCGTGAAGGTATGTATTGCATAAGGGAACTCGCTGGAGTCCTTATAGTCTCGCACGATGCTATACCATTCTTCCATCCCGTTTGAATTTCACAGAGAAGATTAAGATGCCTCGTAAAACTTTGAGGTTAAAGGCTGTTCGGCCATCGCATAAACCTGAAAAGAAATGGGATGCAGTGTTTGATTGCCCTCGATGGACTATTTATTGAATGCTGTGTTTTGACTTCCTCCATTTGTTTTGTAAACCTTTTATACTTTTAATAAATTTTTTCCAATCATTTTCCCATATTTCAATAAGATTAAACCCCTTCTCAATTATAAGCTTTGATTTTGCTATAGTTTGGTTATACAGTTCGCCATAAGTTATACCAACTCTTGGATTTATTTCAGTTTCATCATATAACTCTGGATTACCATGCCAGAAATCTCCATGAAATTCAAATATTGTATTTGAAGGTTTTATATAACCGTCCGCTTTATATCGTGTGCCTGGAATTACAAATTCGCCTAAGTTTCTTGCATGCTGTATCTCGGTTAAATATCTTTTTTCCATAAATAATAACCAATCCATACTTATAGCAGAATGTCTATTAGAACATTTTTGACATTCTTTACCTACTTTATGTAAATAAGGTAGTATGTCAAATTCGCCATGTTTTTTACAAATAACGGTTATTGGTTTTGAACCACCTTCCCATACTACTGAAGAGTAATCATATTTATCCCCATATAGTTTTATAAATTCAGGTTGATATTCATCAAAGTTCTTTAATTTTGCAAGTCTTGAAGATTCTTTACCGCACAAAGGGCACCCTTTACCACGCAGATGGTTATTTGGACTTATGCTAAATACTCCATGTGTTTTACATATTACATTTACTTTACTTACTGCATCTTCATATTGCGTACATGAATAATCATATGTATTTGTATGAATAGTATTAGCCTTTGTTATAAATTCTATTTTACATTTTTCATTTAAATCAATATTTCTTTGATTTGATTCATTGCCACACTTACCACAACCGTATGCTAGATGATTAGGCGGGAATATTTCAAATTCACCATGTATTTTACATATAACAATAACTTTATTATTAGAATCTATATAATCAACTTTGCTATAATCAAATCTATTACCCCATTTTTCTATAGCGTTTCCTATAAATATCTCTGTATTATGTTTATTATATTGTATTTTATTTTCTTTTGAACACTTTTGGCACCCTCTACCATTTTTATGGTATTGGGCTCTTATTATAAAGTCCCCATGTTTATTACATGTTACATTAATTTCATTATCTGAACCTTTCCAAATAACCTTAGAATAATCATATTTATTATTGTGCAGTTGTAATAATTGTTCTTTATATGCTTCCCAAGGTATTGACATTCTTATTCGTGTATTTTCTATAGCACATTTTTTACATCCACCCCCATTAAGGTGCCTATTTGGTGTTTGTTCAAACTCGCCGTGTGTTACACAACTAATAGTTATATTATCTGTAGCACTAACATATATTGATTTTGAATAATCATATTTGTTATTATGAATATTATTCGCTTCATCTACAAATTTTTGCTTTGCCTTTTCTATTCTTTCTTTACCTGATCTTGCATGAGCACATTTTTTACATCCATGTCCACATAAATGTTTATGAAATGATTGTTCAAATATACCATGTGAAGGACAAATTATACTTACACGTGTATCCCTTTTAGGAAGTTCTTTTATGAGTGAGTAATCAAACAAATTATTATGTAGTCGGTTTGCTTCTTCTATATACTGCTCCTTTGTTCTTTTGTGCAACATGGTTTTTGTTATTTTGTTCATAACTGTTTGTTCTATCCGTTTTTAATATTGATTCTAAACAATGAAGACACGAAAACTTAAACTCAAGTCTATACTAAAATCACATATTCCAACCAAAAAATGGGACGCAGTCTTTAATTACCCAGACGGACGAACAAAGACTATTCCGTTCGGTGCGAGAAAACAAATAAACGGAAAATGGTCTGACATGTCAGATTACACGAAACACAAGAACAAAACCCGAAGGGCGCTGTATCTGCAGCGTCATTCAGGAATGGGAGAGCATTGGACTCAGGCGGATACTCCGGGTGCTTTGAGTCGTTGGATTTTGTGGGGACCATCTACATCGTTCCGACAGAACGTAAAGTCCTACAAGAAGAGGTTTAGACTGTAAGGCTCTAATATCAAACGGTGGGATGCCGGAGTGGTTAACGGGGGGGACTTAAGATCCCCTGCTTTGAAAAGCGCGCGGGTTCGATCCCCGCTTCCACCATATTGCGAGCGTTCCATAGAAACATCTGGATATACAAAAACGCAACCGTTCCGATCACGATGGAGTACCAATATTCCATTCTGATTTGAATGCGTCATTCTATTATTCAGTTTGTTCCGCAGGAGTGGCTTCAGGCTCAGGCACCGGCTCTGGCGCAACTTCCGGAACAACAACGGGTTCAGGCACCGACTCGGGCACGACCTCCGGCACAACAACGGGTTCAGGCACCGGCTCGGGCGCAACTTCCGGCACAACAACGGGTTCAGGCACTGGCTCTGGCACGACTTCTGGCACAACAACCGGTTCAGGCACCGGCTCAGGCGCAACCTCCGGCACAACGACGGACTCAGGCACCGGCTCAGGCGCAACCTCCGGCACAACGACGGCCTCAGGCACCGGCTCGGGCGCAACCACCGGCACAA